AGGAAAACAAGGGTGATTCAATTCAAATCCTATATCGCAACTATTTTTACAAGGTAAGCATTTGGAATTGTCAGCAAGTGATTTATAAAATCCATCTTGACAAGGTATGCATATTGAATTAGTTGTTTTTGAGCAAGTATTTTTTAATTGATAACCTGGATTACACTGTTTAATACAAGGTAAACAATGAGAATCGTCATTTAATGATTTAAAAAAATCATCTTTGCATGGAATACAAATAGGTGTAAAGGTATTAATACAGTTTCCTTCTAACATTTGTCCAGATAGACAAGTATTTATACATTTATCGCAAACTCTATTACTTGTAAAAGAATAAGTTTTAATTTCATATTCTAAATTTAAAACACATTTTGTAGTTGAAATACATGTATCAGATGATAATAAATAATATTCAGGTAAACACTTATTACAATGACTAACACTGGAAGAAGAACAAGTTGGAGTGTGTGCACAATTTGGTATTTCTTTACAATTTTCACATTGTGTATCTTTATCTAAAGAACAACTATTAATTTCATATTTACCGGTTGAACATGTTGAACATGTTGAACAACTATCTTGTCCTTCTTTATCCGAAAATGTATTACTATCACATTCTAAACAAGAAGTAAGACCTTTAGTTGGACCATATTTACCTATAGGGCAAGAAATACATTCAGATGAACCTTTATCTGGTGAAAATGTGCTTGTAGGACATATTTCACATCCCCATAATTCCGTACTTGAAACACCTATATTTGGGTTAGATCGATATTTATATCCTGCTGGACAAGGAGTACATTGATTCGTATTTGAATAACAAAAAGTTCCACTACTACATTGTGGTGTGTTGCATGGAGGAGGTGGTGGTGGTGGAGGAGAACCATACCCTGATATTTGACCAATTGAAGATAATAATATACCTATTATAGTAATTATCTTTCTCATTGGTTATAATATAAATAATTATTTTTAAATATTTTTAAAAATAATTAAAAAACTGATAAAATTGTATGTTGATCGTAGTTTTTTATTAAATAATATTTATTAATATTTTTATGTATAAAAAATAATGAATCTATTGTTTCATCATTATTATATATATCTAATTGTTTGAATGAAACATTACCAACAAAAACAATAATTCGTAACAGAGTTTCATATTCTTTCGATTTTGGTATATTATAATGTAAATAATACCCAGGAGATAATTCTTTAATAATATTGTCATGGTAAATATCAGCAAGTTCAATATTTTCAAGTGTATTTGTTATTTTATAATAACATATTATAGGAGTCTCAAATATAAAATTATTATTATTTGTTAAATATAATAAATATTTATTTTTAATAAAAAAATCTATAACATTATTTTCTATTGTGTAATCTAATATTTTATTATTATTTAAAATTTCATGTGATGTTGCCCAAATATAATTATTTAAATTATCGGCATATATATGTGACTGATTATAATAATCCTCTATTTTTAAAAGAATTATATTATCATCAAGTGACGTATATATTCCATGATAACTAATATCTGCATTTGGAAATAAATTATTAACATAAAGCAATGATTTATATTTAATTTTTTTAATACTATTTATTCCAATATTAATATTAGATGAAATAAAAGATATTCGTTTGGTATCCATTTTTTTTTCGATAAAATATAATAAAAAGGGGTATTTACCATCTGTTCGAACTTGAAAAATACAAAATTTAAATGGATTATTATTATCAATTTTAGATATATTTAATTCGGATGGTATAGTTAAATTATAATTATATTTACTATTCTTATTTGCAAGTTCCGGATTGTTAAATCTATACATTTTATCATTATCGTCATCATCGTCATCATCGTCATCATCGTCATCATCGTCATCATCATGATGATTGTTAATAATGGTTGATAAATGTGATATTAATGATTTAGTAGAATGACTAGTATCATTTTTTTTTTTATATTTCAACATGATATATTATTATTATCATGAATTTTTAGATGGTTTATGTATAATACTTTCTTTTATATTTATTTCACGATTTTCTAATATATATTGTACAATATCATTTGTTGGTATATTTGGCATTTTTTCAAAATATTTATTCAATGATTCTAGTAAATGCGTCTTATTAATTGCTTTTTTTACATTTGATTGAGAATATATAATTTTTCCATCATTAATATCAACACAATCAATGTCATTACTTTTCATTAAACTAAGTAAATTATTAGTATATATAATTTTCTTTTTTTTTCGATCCTTTATTTCTTTTTGTAATAATTTAATATCATTATCTATTTGTAACCAACCTTTTATATTTTGTGACATTTTTTCTTTATTATTACTCATTTTAATAATATTATATAACAAATATTTATATAATATTAAATTAATATATTAAATTAATGTATTAAATTAATAATATATTTATTAACCAATACTTTTTTTAACCCATTTGTATCTAATCCTTTACTTTTTAACATTTGTTTTAATTCTTTAACTGTTTTAGATTTAAATAATTCTTCTTTTTCTACAGTCCATATAATATTTGTTGTATTATGTAGTTTTGGAGATTTATTATGTAAATAACATTTTTTTCCATCTTCAGTTTCAATGCAAGGTTTATTACATGGTTTTCCTTTATTTTTTCCTGATTTTAAAATAAATACACATTTTGGAGATGGTAAACATTTTGACGCAGGTGAATTTATACCATATAATTTAGTTACTCCATCTAATTTAATAAAAGGCATAAATTTGCTCATTTTGGTTCTACAATATGGACAACAAGAAATACCCCTATTTTTATTAAAATTTATAGTCAAATCATTATACAATGGTAAATAATTAAATGAATGTCCACAATCTACTAATTTAACACTATTATATGTTAACTTATCGTGTGATATTTTACATATATCGTCATCGTCTAAAATATTGATATTAGATGTATCATTTAATTCTTTATAAAAATCAATCTCGCCTTCAATAATATAATTCATTAGTATTATTATATATTTATCTTTATATATATATAATTATGAAAAAAAAAGATTGGGGAAATGCAGTATGGTTTTTATTTCATACATTAGCATTTAAATTAAAAGATGAATATATATCGGAATTACCAAACTTAGTTTCACACATTTTTATTATTTGTAATAATCTACCGTGTCCTAATTGTAAATCACATGCTGTAGAAATAATGAAAAAGGGTATGAAAGGAAATAAATTATCAACAAAAGATAATTTAATCAATTTTTTATGGGAATTTCATAATAGCGTAAATAAGAAAAATAAAAGCGATTTTTTCACCAAAGATAAATTATCTATATACAATAATGCAGTTACCTCAAAAATAATTTTAAATTTTGTTAATATTTTAAGTATGTCAGAAAACAACAGTAAAACAATGTTATATGGATTTCATCGCTCATTATATATAACAAATTTCAAAAAATATATTAATGATAACTTACATAAATATAATATATAATCATACAATATGTTTTATGCAATATTACTTGATATTAATTGACCGTTTTTATATACAGAACATTTAAATGTTTGTTTTGTTGGACGAGAACAAACTACATTATCACTCCGTAATTCATCAAAATATAATAATGAATCAAATCCAAGACCATGAAATAATATATACCATAACGCACCGAATAAAAACCCAACAAGTGATCCCAGTATTGATCCAGGATATGTTGTACATTTATTTTGTACTTTTGTTAATGTATCAATTGATAATAATGCTAACAAAAATGCTAATACTCCATAATTCATTTGATTATTATATTTCATAGGAAGAATTAAGTATGCAATTGTAAATGAAATAATTAGACTACTTGGGTATGGACTATTAAAGTTTGATACAGAAGGAATATCAAAAAGAGTACACGAATGTGCCTCATCTTCGTCCCTCGGACTTCCTATTAGGTTCATAAAAATAATATTAATAACAGAGCATATTAACACGCCGCATATAAATACTAAACCTTTTAAATTTTTATTGAACAATGAAGACATAAATAAAAAAAATACTAAAAGAGTAGGAGATATAATAGAGAAAAATTCCAATATATTTGATATAGTTAATGAAATCGCCATATTATATATTATATATATAATATCATAATAATTAATATAATAAATTTAATTATTATGATATTAAAATCAATCAATAAATACAATATGTAATACATCTTCAATCGTATCGACTAATTTAAATGTAATATCATTTAATATTTGATTGTCCTTATATTTTTCTAAAAATTTATTATAATCTTCTTTATTTTCATTTGGAAATATAAAAGTTTTAACGCCTCCTCTAATTCCTCCTAAAATTTTTAGTTCTAATCCACCAATTGCTGTAATTTTACCTTGTAGACATATTTCGCCTGTAATAGCAATATTATTTTTAATTTTACGACCAGTAAATAAACTATATATTACAATAGTTATTGCAACACCAGCAGAAGGTCCGTCTTTTGGCGTTGCACCTTCAGGTACATGTATATGTATTCCATTATTTTTTGTTTCTTCTAATTTTTTATATAAATTATTTGATTCATATTCATTATATTTTGTATACAAATACCATGCTACACTTTTTGCAACATTCATACTTTCTTTCATGACATCTCCTTGCATACCTGTTAGTTTTAATTCTAGATATGAATTGCTTGGACAAAATGTGGCTTCAATTGGTAACAATCCACCATTTCCTAATGAATTTGCCCATAATCCATTTATAACACCAACAGAAGATTCTGTATGAATTTTATTGGTTTTTACATAGTCATGGTTTTTCAAGTATTTTAATTTAATATTATCAACTGTAATATTAATTGGTATACATATATCATCTGAAATATTATTTTTCAAAATATCAATATTAATCCCTCCCATAATTTCAAATATTATTTCTTTTAATTTTCTTACACCAGGTTCACATGTATAATTAATAATAATATATATTATAACATCATCTGTTATATGTATTATGTCAGTTAATCCCATTTTACTGCATATTTCTGGTAATATAAACTCACGTGTTATGGTAACTTTATCATATAATGATAAATTATCAAATTTAATACGATGTATTCTATCAAGTAATATTCTATCTATTAACTCCGCATCATTATAAGAAAAAATAAATAATGCTTTTGATAAATCTATGTTAACTCCGTTAAAATATTTATCTTGAAATGTATCATTTTGAGTTTGATCAATTAAATGCGTTAAAATACCTATAATTTCTTTTCCGTTTTCAGTTTTACTAACTTTGTCTAATTCGTCAATAAATATAATTGGATTCATAATTTTAGTATCCATTAAAATATCAACAATACGACCCCATGTAGATCCAACATATGTATAATTATGTCCATCAATTGTACTAGAGTTAGTAGATCCACCCATTGCTATGAAAGAGAATGGTCTAGAAATGCCGTTTTCATCATTTAAACAACGAGATATACCATTTTTTGCTAATGATGTTTTACCAACTCCTGGAGGTCCTTCAAATCCAATTGAATATCCAGATAAATCTCCATTCAACCATTGTCCAATTATTCTTTCTATTTGTTTTTTTGCATTATTATGTCCATATACAGATTTATCTAAAATTGTTGAAACAGACTTCATATATGATTGAACATTTAATAAATTGTTTTCAATTTTAGGTAATTGAGTTATCAAATTATTATATATTGGAATACTGTGCATGTTCATTATTTTTTCAATGAATAAATATATATTATTGTCGGTTTCATTATGTTCTAATAATTTACAAATATCATCTATTATATTTTTTCTTAAATTATTCAAATTTAAATTAGAAAACTTATGTAAAATAATTGTATAATTAAATTCATTTATAATATTTTTTAATTCTGAATATATTTTAATGATATTTGGTTTAGATATTGAACATATATATGTTTTAAATGATTCTAATAAATATTGTTGAATATGTTTAATATAGTCATTCTGTAGTAATGAACAATATTTATTAACTTCGAAAATTGTATATTTTTGTTTAATTGGAAAAATATTACTTATATTATATTTTGAATTGTTATATAATTCCATATTTAATCTCTCTACTAATTCTGTAAAAATCTTAATATTTGAAGGAACTAATGTAAGTATATGTTCTTTTTTATAAATACCAAATGGTATTTTAAGTAATCCTTCAATATATTGCATTGCTTTTGATCCACTGTCTTCTGATTTCATTTTTACTTCCTTTAATTTTATTAATGCTTTTTCCTTTACATTATTATTAGTTTTCATAAGACATATACGCTGTTCGAGTGATAAATTATTATCTGTTTTAGATATAGTTTTACTATAATTTACTGTAGATTTCATAGCATCCTGAAATTTTTTTTTAATATTATATATAAGACTATCATAAATTGTTGTTTGTTCATAAGTATCTATAATCCCATTTATATCGATTGATAATAAATCATATAATAAATATGCAAGATAATGACCTTCATTCTCTTGTGAATTTACTAATAACATTATTAACATATTTCTTTTATCAATTAATTCTTTTTTTATAAAGTTGTTTATAATATCAGTTATTGATGTTTTTAGTATATTTTGATTATAGTCTTCGCGCATTTCTATATAATTATTATGTATTTCAGCGTCTGTTAATATTAATAAATCTTTAATTGATAAACAATCAATAAAATTATTATATGTTAAATGATTATAATTGTCGCATATTGGAATTTTTTTTTTTAATTCATTTAATTTATTAAATATTTCAGTATTATCAATTAAATTTATAATTGTATCTTCTATAATTCCATAAATAACAATTGTATTTTTATTATCAATATTATGTATAACAATTTTCAATCCAAAAATTTTAACTTGAAAATTGTTATTACAATTATCAATATTGAAACAATCAAAATTATCTGAATTTTTAAATAATATATCATCATCGATTTTTTGATCAGATTTCCAATCTAATAACTTATATCGAATTGGTCTAAAATAATTATTCAATAAATTATAACGTAACTTATATTTATCTTCTATACAAAAATTATTCCCAATACATATATATATAAAATTTTCTAAAGTATCACAACCATATAAATTAATTAATGTTGATATTTTAAATACAATTGTCTGAAGTTCATCAATATATTCTGTATATTCATGGTCTTGGTTTAAATTATTATTAATTTTTTCTAATAAAAAATTAATTTTTTCAATAATAACTTCAGAATATATTATACATGAATTTAAATCATTTGAATTGATTATATCAATTTTTTTATAATATTGATTACTTCTAACAATATTTATTAAAATATGTTTTAATCTAGAAATTTTATTTACAATTGTAAATTTTAATTCTTGGTTCATTCAACTATATTTATATTACAAAGAATAAATTATACTACATTTAAATTTATATAAAGATATTTTTTCATAAAATATAATACTACTATTTATACCATAACATGGGCATTCCAAGTTATTTTGCACATCTAGTTAAAAACCACAGATCTATAATTAAAAAAATTAGTACATTAAAAAACCCAAAAATGGATAATTTATACCTAGATTGTAATTCATTTATTTATGATGCACTGCGTAATATTAATTCAAATGAACCAAAATACAAAAATGTAGAAGATTATATAAATATAATTGAAAAAAAAATAATTGAAGATGTTTCAGTAAATATTTCAAAATGTATAAAAGAAATTAATCCAACTAAGCGTGTATTTATTGCATTTGACGGAGTTGCTCCTATTGCAAAATTAAATCAACAACGCAATCGTCGTTATATGTCTATATTTGATGAAAAAAATAAGAATATAGAAAATAGTTCAAACGAAAATATATATAATTGGAATAAATCATCAATAACACCGGGTACAATTTTTATGAATAAACTTAGTATAGAATTAACAAAATTTTTTAATAATCCTACTAATTTTGGGATTGAACAAATTATTGTATCAACAAGTAATGATCCAGGCGAAGGAGAACATAAAATATATAATCATATTAGAAATGACTTAAAATATCATAAGGATACTCAAACAGTAATTTATGGAATTGATGCTGATCTAATTATGTTAACTATTAATCATCTACATATTTCTAATCATTTGTATTTGTATAGAGAAACTCCGGAATTTATTAAAAGTATTGACAAAACACTTAACCCAAATGAAAAATATATATTAGATATACCTTTACTTGCGAAAACAATTATATATGAATTATCTGAAAACGATATATCAATTGATAAAAATAATGATTATATGTGTAAAATTGAAAATATTTCACTTGACTCAAATATTTTATTTGATTATATTTTTATATGTTTTTTTCTTGGAAATGATTTTTTACCTCATTTTCCTGCTTTAAATATTAGAACAAATGGTATAGATAACCTAATAAACGGATATAAACATGTTTTTTCAAATTCAAGTGAAACATTAACAATTAATAGAGAGATTAAATGGAAAAATGTTAGAAAATATATAGAATATCTCTCACAAAATGAATTAGAATTCATTAAAAATGAATATGTTCAAAGAGATAAAATGGCACAAAGATTAAAATATACATCAAGTAATAATGCAAATGATAGTACACTAATGTTACCATTAAAGGAAAGAGAACAAGAATTATATATTAACCCAAATGAAGATGGATGGGAATCAAGGTATTATAAACTATTATTTAATACAAAAATAAATAATGAGAGATGTAAAGAAATTTGTACAAATTATCTTGAAGGAATTGAATGGACAATGAAATATTACTCAGGAGATTGTGCAAATTGGCGGTGGAAATATAATTATGTTTATCCACCATTATTAAGTGATTTATTAAAGTTTATACCATATTTTGATCATACATTTATCCCATTGGAAAAATGTAATCCAGTATCACAATTAACCCAATTATGTTATGTTTTACCAAAAGAAAGTATGGACTTAATACCGTCAAAATTACGTCAATCATTATTAAATAAATACCCAGAATGGTATAATTGTGATTATATATTTATATGGGCATTTTGTAAATTTTTATGGGAGTCTCATATTGATTTACCAAATATTGATATTAATACATTAGAAAATCATGTCAATATATATATTAATAAAAACGTATAAAATAATATATTATTGTATATAATATATTATGAGTTCTCCAAAACAAATTATAACTAATATGGATATTTTAGATATTCAAAAAATACAATCATCTATGAAGAGTAATAATATATTAGTTATTAAATTTGGAGCAGAATGGTGTAAACCATGCAAACAAGTATATCCTTTATTTCAAACTTTTATTAATCAAACATCGAATAATGTTATTTGTGCTGATATTGATATTGACGAAAATATTAATTTATATATCGCTTTAAAAAAATTTAAAATGGTTAATGGAATTCCGGTTTTTTTATCATTTTATGGCAATAAACAGAGGGATAAATGGTATATACCAGATGATTCTGTTATTGGCACTAATGAAACAGATATTAATAATTTTTTTAAACGTTGTGAAGATTATACTAAAAAAATTAAGCAAGTTTAATATTTCCACATCTTTCAATAAGCATTGTTTCTTGTAAATATCGTTCTCTTAATTTTTCTATTTTCTTTTTTAATAATTCATTTTTCTTTTTATTCTCTCTTTTTTGTATTTTATCATTGTTAAAATCTTCATTCAATTGTTCTATCTCATCTCGTAACGTATCTATGTTATTATTATATATTAATTCAACTTCATCTTTTATTTTTTTCATGCATTCTGATTTTTCTGTTCTATTCTTTATCGTTTTACATTTTTTCTGTTTATTTTCTAAATCATTTTTTGATTTCTTTTTTGTTTCACGTAATTTTTTATTTTTTTCCTTAATAATTTTTTCATATTCTATTATTGTCTCCTTTGCATTCTGCGATTTATCATTTGTTATGTTTTTAAATATATCTTTTCTAAGTTCGTTATCCTCTATATGTGACATTAAAACAGGAACATCTATCATAATTGGTTGAGCAAATTGCGTGGGGTCATTTTCACGATTTAAATAACTAATATATCCTGAAAGTTTATCAGATAATCGTTTAACACCTTGTTCTGTTAAATAACTATCATCGCCCATATATTTACGTTTAAAATCATATTTTTCAGTTACGATTTTTTCATTTTCTTTATCTTTACATAAATTAACAAGTTTAAATAATTCCATTGGACTATTTGTAAATGGAGTTGCTGTCATTATAATTAATCGTGCTGAATCCTTACCGGATATTTCGTAACTTTTCTGTAATAATTTTTCCATAATTTCCATATTTGGTCGTTCTGCTGCTTTTAGATCGCCTCCATATAATTTATGTGCTTCATCAATAATAATTAATGTTTTTCGTAAAACGTCTTTTTTACCATTTATAGATATTAATTTATCTAAATATTCATTATGACCACCAGGTGTTAATAAATTACTAAATGTTTTATAACTAATTGGTTCTATCCAACTTTTACTAAGAAGTTTTTTTCTTTTTAATGGATCACTTGGTATTTCTATCCCCTCATTTTTTATTTTATTTACCAATACTTGATGACATACATCATCAAATATATTTTTATAAACATCACTTTTAAGCGTATTTCGTGTCACCCATAATATAGTATAACCTTCCTGTTCAAATGTTGTTGTTGCAGTTGCAATTGCTGTACATGTTTTACCTGTACCTACGCTATGCCATAATAGAATACCTTTATATGGTGACGCTGGAGTAAAATATTTTCTTACAAAATCTTGTGTAGGATTTAAATTCATTATATTTGATTTACCTCCACCTCTATTTACACATCTATTTTCAACAACTATATCATCCCACGAATATTTATCTGAAAAATTTGTTTTAATAAAATCACGCATATTTTTAAAATTTAATTTTTTGGGAGGGGGGTTGTCTTTATATTTTTTAAATTCTTTATTTGTTATTGGCGAATACTCTTCAATTGAATAACTATTATCTATTGAAGAGTCGTCTTCAATAATATTCATATCTTTCATAAGAGAATCAGATAATTCTGTATTATTAGAAGACGATGAACTAATGTTAGAAGGCAAACTATCAATTTCATTTATAGAAGACGATGAACTAATGTTAGAAGGCAAACTATCAATTTCATTTATAG